CCTCAATGGTCATCTGTTGGTCAGGAGTTGTTGCTTCGTGATGACCACTAAGGACTACGACCGCATGGTGGAGTGGCTTTTCCCATTGCTAAAGAAAATCCGTCGCAGACTGATTGGCGACCCAGACACTCAGGAAGACGAGTTGAAACGCTGGCGCGCCTATGCCGTGAAGCATTTCGGTGAAGAGCATGCCGACTATCATATGCGGTGTATCTCATTCATCGGTGAGCGGCTTATATCCGCGTGGATCATGAAGAACCTGACCATCATCGAAACGGCGCAGTAAACCCAAAACCACAAAACGCACGAATAGTAAAAAGGAATAAGATATGAGTTTTTTCAGTAATCTTTTCAAAGCGGCTACGCCTGAGAACGCCATCATGGTGCGCGAGGCATCCGTGCCCGGTGTGCCCAGCAGCACCATGCCACCCGAAACTACGAAGGTGGAGGGCGGCGACTACATGGAGCGCATCGTGGCGACGCGAACACCGGAGGCGGCTTGTTCCGTGTCGGCGGTCTATCGTGCCGTGACGCTGCGTGGCGACACGATGAGCGTGATGCCGGTGCAGTACCGCAAGAAGGACTTCGAGCGCGACAACTTCGTACAGGACATGCGCGGACTGGGCAAGCGCATCAACTATCTGTTGCAGGAGGAAGCGAACCCCATCATGACGGCTCCCGACCTGTGGAACCTCGTGGAGCTGAACCGCACGCTGACGGGCAACGGTTTTGTTTACATCGAGCGCGACGAGTTCGGTTTCCCGTTGCACCTGTGGCTCGTGAAGAGTTGTGGCTACAACATCAACACCGCCACCTATGCCAGCATCGTGTATCTCACCGACAAGGGCTACAAGACGGAGGTGAACGTGCCGACCAGCGACGTGCTGCACTTCCCCAACAACTTCCGCTACCCGAACGGCTGGGGAAAATCGACATTGCTCTACGCTTTCGAGGCTCTGACGCTGAACCGCACCCTGCGCTCGCAGGCTCTCGACACGGCGGCAAAGGGCGGGCGCATCAAGGGTATCATCAGCGAGAAGCAACCGGCACAGGTCGCGAGTACGCTGGCAGCAGGACTGCTAAACCCAAGGGAGGTGAGCAAGACTGCCCAGGAGATGCAGAAGAAGTTCTACTCGGGTCACGACATCGTTTCGATGCACGGCCTCGAATCGTTCCAGAACCTCTCGATGACCGCACAGGACATGCAGATGCTGGAGCAACTGGGCATCACCTACGACGACGTGGCCCGCTATTGGGGCGTACCGCGTCCGCTCTTGATGCTCGACACCAACAGCCACTACAACGACTATCAGAACGCCACGATGGAGTTCCACACGCGAACCATCCTGCCGCTGAAGAACCGCAACGAGAAGGAGATTGCCCGCAAGCTCATCGGCATGAAGGACTACGGCACCCGCGACATCCACATCTGCGAAGACCCGCTGATGGTGATGGATCCCGAACGCCGTGCGAAGGTGGCGCAGCTGAAGATGCAGTCGGGACTCTGCACCGTGAACGAGGCACGCCGCGACTTCGACATGCCAGCGGTTGAGGATGGTGACGTGCCAATGGCATCGGCCAACCTCATGACGCTGAAGGCTCTCATCGCCAAGAACGACGCAAGTACCCAGCTGAAGCCCGGCAACTATACCGTGGAGGGTGGCGAAGGCAACGAACCGCCATCAGACAAAAAATAAACTGTTACCTAACAACTCGGCAACTGTTACCTAACAGTTCGCAAGTTGTTACCTAATGATTAAAAATTGACAGCGTATGACACCGAACCCGACAAAAGAGGAAATCGACGCCCTGGAGCAAGAACTTCAAGAGCAGCGAGAGAAACAATCCAAGCGCGTAAGACGCGCAGTAAACCCAGGACGCTAAAACGCCCGATAAGTAGATAACATTTTCAAATGTAAAACGAGAATATGAAACAGACAAGATTCATCCCAACCAATGACTGCGGCTTGCAACTGCGCGAGCCACAGGAGGGGCAGCAGGAGAGCCGCGAGATTGAGGGCCGTCCGATCGTCTTCGGCGTGCGCTCGGTCAACCTCACACCCTGGAGCTCCACACGCAAGGTGTATGAGATTCTGGAGCCTGGCTGCATCAGCCGTGAACTTCTCGCGAAGTCCGACGTGATCCTGAATCTTAACCACTCGAACATGGTGCCCGACGTGCTCGGACGTTTCCGCAACTCCGACAAGGACACCCTCTCTCTTGAACTCCGTGGCGACGGCATCGACTGCCGCTGCGACCTACCCAAGACCAACAACGCCAACGATGCGCTGGAGCTGATGAAGCGCGGCGACATCACCGGCATGTCGTTCGCCTTCGAGGACGACTGGGAGGACTCGGAGAACGGCGTGAGCTACGAGAAGACCAACGACATCGAGGACGGCAAGGAGGTGTGGCTGCGCCATGTGAAGAAAATCACCGGCCTCTATGATGTCGCCATCGTCACCCACCCTGCCTACGAGCAGACCACCGTCGGGCTGCGTGAGGCTTCGGAGGCCATCGACAAGGCGATTGAAGCACAGCTGAAGCGCGAGTGTGGCGACGACGAAGCCAAGAAGAAGGCCGAGGAAGAGGAAGCCGCTAAGCGTGCTGCCGAAGAGGAAGCCAAGAAAAAGTCTGAGGAAGAGGAAAAGGCAAAAGCCGAACAGGAGGAACGCGAACTCGAAGAGCAGGCACAGCGTGCCCGTGAGAGTCAGATGCTCCGTTTGCGTGCCCAGCGTCGCCGTCGTGAAATCGACATGGAATCACTTTAATTATTAACCCTATAAAAACGTTTTTAGACATGGAAAAAATGACTAAGACACAGATTCAGGAGCGTCAGCTCGCTATCCTGGGTCAGCTGGACGAGATGGAAACTCGTTCACGTGAAGCTAACGGTGGTGAAATCAAGTTTACCGACGAGGAAGCCACCAAGTACGATGCACTCGTTCGCGAGTCTGCCGGACTCAGTGCCAAGGCTAAGGCTATGGCCAGCAGCGAGGAGCTGAAGAACATCCGCAGCAACGAGGAGAAGGGCAAGCAGCTCCGCGAGATGCTGAAGAAGTGCGTGGAGAAGCGCGAGAACGCTACCACCGTACTGGCTAACGCCGTGACCACTGGCGGTGACCAGAACGTGAACGGCAACCTGGAGGCTGGCGGCTTGATCCCCACCACCATTGCCGATATTATCGACACCAAGGTAGCCGGTCTTGAACTGCCAGCCGACCTGAAGCAGGCCACTGGCGTGACAGGCAACGAGATTGTACCTTACAGCACCAACGACGTGAAGTTCACCGTCAATGGTGAGGTCCAGAAGATTGGCTCTCAGAAGCTGACCTTCGACAAACTCCAGGCTAACCCACAGCGCGTTGCTGCCAGCGTAGCCGTCTCTCATCGTGCCATCGACAATGCCGCTTTCGACATCGTGGCCTTCATCACCTTCAAACTTCAGAAGGGCTGGGCTATGTTCAAGGCTCTCCACGTGTATGCTCACGGCAACTACGCCAAGATGCAGGGTCCATTCGCCGGTCTGACAGCCGAGGAGGTAACTCTCGACGAGAACATCGGTAAGAACCTGGCTCTGAAGGCTGCTGCCATCGAGGACGCTATCCCCGACGGTGCCACCACGTTCATCATGGACAAGGTGACTGAGACCAACCTTGCCTTCACCAAGCTCCTTGCAGGACAGGGTGGCGACAAGACTGTCATCGAGGGTGGCAAGATTGCACAGACCTACGCCTACATCGTGTCTCCGTTCATCAACTACACCATCAACGCCAGCGGCGAGGCCAGCAAGGAGAATGACCGCTACATCGGTATCGGTAAGTTCTCTTACGAGGCTATGCAGCAGCATGGTGAGTTCCGCTTCAACATCGACGCTGCATCGGAGGCCGCTTTCAACGCAGGCACCGTGTTCGTTGGTGTGAGCACCGACTTCTCTCTGACAGAGCTGTCGGCCAAGGTCAACGGCACGGGCGCAGTTCAGGCCTTCAAGCTCATCAAGCTCGTGGAGGAACCGACAACTCACTAAACTCTCTCAGACTCTCAATTCTCTGGGCTTAGTTCCTGTGGCGGTCGCCCTCAATGCAAAAGCAAAGACCGTGTGACCGCCACTCCCCAGGGGAGAGAGATGTATCAAATCAACAATTAACAGAGTAAGCAAATACAGAACATGGGACTGCTGACTGATTCTTTCTTCATCAGGGCTATCAAGTCGAACAGCAAGCTGTTGGCGAAGTTGCCTGCGGGTGACATCTACAACAACGTGGCTGATCCTGACTACGACATGGAGAACGTGGAACTGCCCTACATCGTGGTGAACAACGACGGTGGAAGCGAGGGTGATATGACCAAGGATTCATGGAGTGAAAGCCCGGAAGACAAGGTGAACATCAGCATCCTGATGGTGTGCCGCAGCCGCCAGGAGTTGGCCGACATGACGCTGGCCGTCCGCAAGACTATCAGCGACTTCATGAAAGCTACCTGGCAGCGCATAAGCGAAGGCACGACTGAGGAAGGCGACGAAATCGCACCGATTCAGTATGAGTTCAGTTTCAGCGACATCGCCTTCATCATGGATAAGCCAGCGCATCGCCAGATGTTCTATTATAATTGCACAACTCCTAACGAAATCTTTATTGACGATGAGCAAGACGACTGAAAAAGAACAGCCGGCACATGTGGCCGAACTATTGCTGAATGGTACAGCCGTGCTCGAAGCACCCACCACTGAGGCATTGGCCGGAATGGTCAACGACATCCCTGCCGACTGCAAGTACAGCGTCGGTGCTGTGGGACGCAAACAGGACGGCAGTGCTTACACACTCAGAGTTGACTTAATCAAAAATTAAAACGATATGGCAACATTAAAAGGTCAAAACTTTCGTATCTGTATTTTCGACGCAACAGCCGAGAAATACAAAGTGATTGGAATGAGTACCGGGTGCACGGTGACACTTACGAACAATACTGATGATGGTAGCCACAAGGATATTGTGGGTGCTGCTGCAATGCCTACGGTAGTCAGTCGGAGTTGGTCAGTGTCATGTGACTCATTGGATGTCTCCGATGCCGCCGCGATGCTCACCGCCATCAAGTCGATGCAGCCCGTCACCCTGATGTGGGACGAGACCAGCACCAGCAACAATCAGACCCGTGAAAAGGCTGCTTTTGCCCGCAAAGGCTCTGCCTATATGAACGACGTAACCTTCAATTTCAACGATCGGGAGAATAGCACAAAGGCTCTCCAATTCGCAGGTAGCGGTGCGCTCGAAACCGTTGGAAGCAGTGAGGCCGTAGAGATCATTCCATTGGGCAGTTACACCAAAGGTCAGTATGTTCGTCTGTTTCTATCGAGTGACAACACAGCAGCACCTTCTGCCGTCATAGCAGCTGCCAAGCAGCTCAGTCTGCATGTAAGCCTGACGCTGGAAGATGCAAGCACAAAAGACACTCCAGGAAACTATCAGGTTCAGGAGCCGACTGGTATCAGTTACGACATTTCATCTACTGCGCTCATGCGTAGTGGTGAGACGATCACCGAGCAGGTGCCTGGCAAGACAGTTGCAGACATCGAGGCATTGCACGAGGCTGGAACGCCTGTGAAGTGGAAGATCGCAAACGTTACTGGCACTAACCAGCGTACTGCGTCAAGTACGATTGTCAGCGGTTCTGTGATCCTGACCACACTCACCTTGAACGGTCCAAACCGAGCCAATGCCGACTACACCGCACAAATGAACGGCTACGGCGATTTCACGGTGGCCGCTTGAAACCTCTCATTGCATACAATTTAGCCATTGTACTATATTATTTAAGACGTTAAACAATCCGTGCCCAGCCTGGCCCTCATCGGCTGGCTGGGCGTTTTTAATCAAAGGAACTATGAACCCCAGAAGAACAATTCAAATCACAAGAAAGAACGATGCAGGCGAGATCGGGCAGACAGAAGTGAAACTGCTCTATTGTGCCGCCTCAGAGACAGGATTCCAGACGCTCAGTGGCGTTACGATGGAAGTTTTCGCACCGGAACTCGAAAAGAACGAGGAAGGTAAATGGATCATGAAGACACTGCCCAAGGCTACCGACATGAACTACATCCAACTCTCTCTGGCTTGCATCATCGCAGCCTACGAATGCGATGGCGAGGAGCCCCCCATCAAGAGTGAAGACCTGCTCTATCATGCCAGCCGCGAAGAGGTGCAGAATCTCGTGACTACTGTATTACAGATGCGCAACGAATGGATGCAAGTGCCATCGACCATCAAACCTGAGATGGAAGAGCGCGAAGGAAAGGGTAAGCGAAAAAACGTCAAAACGCCTACGAGACCTTCAAAGTCGTAGTAGGCGAGATCGGGCGCGACAGGCATGAGTATCTCTATGAGATGAAGTGGTGGGAAATATTGCTCATCATTCAGGGCTACCGCCGTCGCAACGTGCTTCAGTATCAACTTCAGCGCATCCAGGCGTGGGCTTCCGCTTTCTGTATGGGCAATAAAGAAGGCAAACAACCGCAAGACTTGGTGGATTTGTATATTGACCACTATATTGAAGAAAGTGAAGAGCAGTTGACGAAAGAAGAACAGGAAGACCTGCTGGCAGACATTGCCGCTGAAAATGCAAGGATTGAAGCAGAACGACAAAAATAGGGGAGCCCGCCGGCTCCCCACTTTTGTCTAACTCTAAATCTAATAATATGAAAAACGAAGAGTACAGTCGTCACGACTCACCATGTATGAATATCGTCATCGCCCCATGTATCATCAGCAGTGAGAGCGAAAGCCTTTGCAGTACCAAGTATGCCACCTGAATAGGCGGTGGTGATATTCCGCTTCAGTGCCACATCTTCGAGTGTCACCTGACCAAGTGTGGATTCGTCGGATGCTTTCAGTGTGGCGGTGATGTCGGTATGCCAGTCGGTTGAAGGCACGAATCCGAAGATGGCGATAGCCAACTGTCCGCTGGTGCCTATATACGACGACGGGATATTGACCTCACGCGGCTGGTTGACAGTCTGAGCGATACCATTGCCGGTGGCGTAGTTAATACCGTAGTACCACTGCGCAGGTGTGATGACGAACTTTGCAGCCCCGGCTGGCACTTCATCGTTGACGGTGATCCTGAGACGGGTGGCGACACGACTCAGTGTGACAGCCTGCGAGGATGACGACGAGGGCGATACGGTGACGGTGGCTGTCGCCCAGAAGGTGTCGGAGGGCTTCACCCAGGTAATCGTCTGAGCGTCGGTGTCAGAGGTCGGTGTCGTGCCACGACTCGCCACGAAGTAGAGGGTGTGAGTGCCGTAACCCATCGAGGCAGAGATTGCGCCAAAGCCTTCATCGGTATTCGACTGGTGGATCGTCTGCTGCAATTCATCGCCCACATAGTCGAACATCCACAGGTCTGTGAGACTAAGCGAGGTTATGGCAGCGCGGGTCATGGCCTTCGTCTGGAAGGTGTCACCAAAGGTGAATGTGATGGTTTTCTTCTCCATGCCACTCGGCTTTTCAGCCTGCGGTTCTTCACTCGTACATGCAATCGCGGTCAGCATCAAGGCTGCTGCCAGGCCCATTTGAAACTTTTTCATAGTTGCGTTGTTTTTGATAGTTTATATTTAAGGAGTGGGCGACACACATCGTCGCCCTTTGTCCTTTTCAGTCGAGTCGACGGATATAGACAAATCCCGTGAAGAACTTATGCCCATCGTCTTCATCTTCGCACGCTTCGATGAAAGCCGTGCAACGGTACGGAAATTCATTCGCTGTCAGAGAACACACGAGGTCTGTCTGTCCGCTTGGAATATAGCCGAGGTGGTGACGGTCTTCTGCCACGATTTTGATGGCATCAGGATCATACTCATTTTCGGGCTCCGGCACCAAGGCGCACTCCACGCGACCGACATAACGGCTGATGCCCTGCCGGTGGTTGATGCCTGCAATCTTCAGAATGCGGAGGTTGTCGTAGATACTGAGCCAACCGCCATCAGCACGACGCTCCGGCAACGGCCCTGTGTAAGAACCTGATGCAATCGCACCAGGCACAAACTTATCGCCAACGATACCAGCCTGGATGCAAGCCTGAATGCGTCGGATCTTCGTTTCAATGTCAAGCGGTTGATCATTTTCACGGTTGTCTTGCTCCTGTAACTTCGCGGCAGCACTTCTGTGTGAGTCAAAATAAATAAAAGCAAGGGCCGCGCCCACAATTAATAATGCAAATAGAAATAATGTCATAGTTTTAATATTTTAGGGTTTAAATTGACTTTTCATTTCTTTAGCAATGCGTTCGAAGTCGTCGTGGATGTCAGCAGCCACAATCTTCGCGTAGCGTTGAGTCTGTGTGATGTTTGTATGCCCGAGCATTTTTGATACATGCTCGATGGGCACACCATGCCGGAGCATCCAGGTTGCAAAGGTATGTCGCGCCATGTGAGAGTGCAACGGTCGCTCGATGCCGCAGGCCATGCCGAGAGCCTTCAGGCATAGGTTGTAATCAGAGTTATCGAGCTTTGGCACCTGCCAGTTGTAACGCTCCAAGATTTCGACCACAGGCGGCAACAGCTGCGAGGTGTACGCCACACCAGTCTTGATCCTTTCGCCCGTATTCTTCCAAACCCCGTCGATGAGCTTGTAGTCCCCGATGTCAAAATTCTGCGTATCAGAGTAGGCAAGGCCAGTGTATAATTGGAACACGAACAAATCACGCGCCATCGCCATCTTCGAGCCCTGAACGGGGTGTAGGCTCTCGAAAGCCTTCATTTCCTCATCCGTCAGGAAGTCGATACGCTCACGGTCGCCCCGCTTGAATTTCCCCTTCAGACGGTCGTAAGGATTCTGCCGCAAGCGGTCAAAAAGTACGGCGCGATTGAGCAATGCTTTTAGACATTTATGATAATTATAAATTGAGCCGTCACTGATTGGATCCGCTGGTTTGCCAGCTTTGATGTCCGCATCCGATTGCGGCTTGGTGATCTTATGTAGGTAAGCATCCCACTTGTAGATATTCTCCACCGACAAATCCTGCCATCGCCGGATAGTATTAAAGTCATTCAGTCGTATTAACATCGTCTGGTAGTGCTGCATCGTACCTCCTGAATGAGTCAGTTGGTCAATCTGATCACGGCACCATTCTAAGAAGCTCGTGCTCGACTCATCGGCAATAAGCATCCAGGCACGACGCTTGATGTCCGCCACGTCAATAATTCGACCATCCTCTATGGCAGCGTTAATCTCAGATTCTATCTTATGATATAAAATGTTCAGGCGTGCGCGTAAGGCATCAGCATCAGGACGGTTTACGATAGTTTCAGCCTTAAACTCTGATTTTCGCACTTTGATCCCTGTATTGATATAATAAGGTTTGCGATCCACGGTCACACGAACTTCAAGCGGGCCTTCACAGCCTGCCTTTGTCCTGCCCCGATGATCCCAAACTATTGAAGTTGTTATCATATTCTTGTTTATTTGTTGGCTACGTTTCCCCGCCACATTTCCACTATGGGAAACACTTGGCAAAGATTTCAGCCGAAATATACCGATTTTTACTTATTTTGCATTTTCCTTTATTTCGATTCAAGGGTCGCAATCCCTTTTATTTAGGCGGTGGCCGCGCTTTTAGGCAGCAACCCCACCTCTCCATCCGTGATCCGTTTGGGATTGCTGCGTGAATAATGGGGTCATTGTATATATAGTAGGTCAACAGGCGTTTCCACGGCATCAGATGGGGAAACGGATGGAGCATTACGGATATACAAACCGCCAAAATTATTATGATATATATATGTATCATACGCGCAAGGAATCTTTTTTATCATGACCTTCAGCTGTGCCAACAGGAAATGGATAATCCATTATATTGTTAGCATCAATGATGCGTCGAAGTTCTGCGATACGGTGCAGACGTTCTTCAGCAAGTCTTTCGAGGTCGGCTATTCGTTCTTCTTTAGTCTGAATGATTTCATCCTTTGCAGCGAGTTCGCGCTTTAAGGATGCGATAGTCTCATCAGACTTTGCAAGCAGTGCATTGATATAACTGGAGAAGTCGGGCTGAAGCGGCTCGGCTTTTCTTTTTGCCATCACTTCACGATCAGGATTGTTGCCTTCGATAAATTCTTCATCAGGAACATTTTCAAGCAGCATATATTCACTTTTGCCAAGCATATATTTCACGTTCAGCTTTCCACCTGATACACGAGCCAAGGCATTCATTGTATCTGGTGAAACTTTCTTGGTGCCATTGGTGTAGTTGGAAATCAACCCTGGCTGTATTCCGATCTTGGAACACAGGTCTCCTTTGTTTCTTGCGTAACCTTCATCCAACAGATAATTGAAGGCTCTCAGGAAGGGAGCATTCCACTTTTTTCTTTCTTCGATTTTCTGTTCAGAATCCATATTTACACCATATTAGTCTTAATTAATATTAAAATTATACCAAATTTGCACCGCGTTTGCACCAAAGTTTGTATATTTGCAACCGAAAGCAAGCAAGTAGCACAACGGGCACAAAAATAGCCGTCAGACGTTTGGCCGTCTTTTCGCATAAATGCACACGGTATTTGCAAAGGTAGAGGGTTGCAAATATACAAAACTTTTGGGCTCGTTGTGCGAAAGCAAGCAAAAGTTTAAGATAAATTAAAATAATTATGGTAAAAGACAAAGTGACAAAGGACGATTTGATGAAGTTCGCAGTGGGCGACCAGAAGGTATTTACCATGCCGAACTACAACAAGGCCCGCAGTGCTCAGAGTTATGCCAACCAGCTGAAGAATGACAAGGACACCTACGGCTGGCAGTTCAAGGCTATCATCGGTGATCCCATCGAAGGCACGATGGCTCGTAGTCTCACAATCACACGTTTGGCATAATGGACAGAATGCTGAGAGCAGAGATTGTGGCGGAGGTCAGGAAGTCGATGACTGAGATTCTGGAGGTGGCCAATGAGCGATGGCTCACGGGTGATGAACTTTGTGAGCAGTTCCAGATGTTCAGCAAAGGATGGCTGAAGGCTTATGGCGACCGCCTGCCACGACAGCGTGCAGAGGTGATGGACGATGGTGTGAAGACAAGCCGATGGGCATACCCGCAGCACCGAATCGCCAGGATGATCCAAGAAGGAACCATCAAGGAACTCTGAATATATAGGTCAACAGAAGTAATGTGTGAAACATAGGCTTTTTTAATCACAGATTAACCGACACCCAGCCCGCCGTGATGGTTCGCTGGTTTTCAGAAGACCAATATTACAGTTAATTCATATATCGAGAATTTTTTAAGTTAGACACAAATTTGACTATTTGGCACCGAGCGCGGTGATCTCCCATTCGGATTAATAATGAAGTTTTACTATTATCCCCTGCCATCCGCGAGGCCCGCAGGTTTTCAACGAAGAAACTACAATCAATCAGGATAAGAAATAGGTGGGAGTAGCTCAGTTGGTAGAGCAGCAGAGTTTGACGTTGCGGCTGTGGCGCATGTAGGCTGCGTAAGGTCTGTAATTCTCTGGCTTGCGGTGGTTCGAGTCCACCCTCTCACCCAAACATAACAGAGGCACCCGCAAGGGAGTTACGAGATGAAATCTCATAGGTACTCAGAAACGGCACGGGGAAGCTAACCTGCAAGCGAGCAGACCACTGGCCCATCATGATGAAAGACTGGAGATATTGTTTCAAAGGTTGGACATCCCGAAACAAATAAATAGCCGGACGAGAGGCAATGCGCGATGCAAGCGTAACCGTACCAGCAGCACCATCAGTGATTGACGGGCTGACAGCACCGCAAGGTTTGGGGACAATGGAGGCCTGTTGTGACGTGTCACAGATGTAGAAAGTAGCCATGCTTGGCAGTGCGATTCAAATCAAAACAAGCGCGTAGCAGAAATTGAGAGTGTCGAAGATATGTGATTTATCAAGATTATATTAAATGATTGAGATAGTGCCCGTGCGAGCAATCGTGCGGGCTTTTAATATTGCCGTGTAGTTCAGATGGTAGAACACCACACTGATAATGTGGAGGTCGCCGGTTCGAGTCCGGCCACGGCAACAAAGAATAACTCTAAAACTTCAGAATCATGAAACAGAATTATTTAAGCGAGGACGGAGATGTGCGTTACATTCTTCGTCAGATTGGATTTGGTGCAGTTCTTGGCATCGCATTTCTTAGTGTGTTGTATATCGGTGGGCTGTTGGCTCGCCTGGTGAGTGGATTTTAATTCAAACAATAAGATATGGAATTTCAAGGTAGAATCGCAAAGCTGCTGCCCATCCGTCAGGGTGTGAGCCAGCGCACTGGCAACGAGTGGAAGTCGCTGCCATTTATTTTTGAGTATTTTGAGCATGACAGTGACCGCTACGCTGACAGCGTTCTGCTGGAGACATTCGACTCCAAGGTGATCGACAACCTGAAGGAAGGGATGGAGGTACGATGCGGATTCGGGCACAAGACGCGAGAGTTCACGAAACAGGACGGCACGACAGCCGTCATTAATGACTTGCGCCTCTACAAGATCGAGAGCGTCCGCAAGGCGCAGAATCAGACCGCACAGCAGGCGAACGGTCAGTCGGTGGGGCAACAGTCCACAACGCAACAGCAAGCCGCTCACGCAGCCCCATTTCCGCCACAGGTAGACCAGTACGGAAATCCAGTTCAACCCATTAACCAAGACGACGATGGCCTACCATTCTGATGACTATTTCTGCGAGTGGTGGCCTATAGAGGTCGCCACTCTCAATTCTGAGAGCGTATGATCTACGAAGAGATAGTGAAGGCTGTGGGCAATGCCGCAGCCATCTTCAAGCTCGTTTGCGGTGTCGGTAACAATGCCGCATGGCTGGTGATGATGCACAGCTACGACCATGCCAAGCGATGTCGCGCCTTTCATAAGAGTCTGCCAGGTGGTCACAAAGTTGGCTGGTACTTCAAGAAGGCGGTCAACGATTTCAAG